AATTATTGGTCCAAGTGGTGGTGTACATGTGCTACATGTTTGCGCATATACTGACATCATGTATGGATATTCACCAAGACAGAAGCAACCATTACCGCTTACAACACTAAAAATTGCTACTGATGCACTACTTGACGTTCCAATTATTGTTTCGGCTCTTGCACATGCAAATGCATTAAATACATCACCATAATGAACAGTAAAGGGACCCCATGTACCTGTACAATTTAATGCTCCTTTTGAACCACAACTGCAACTACCAACAGTAAATCCATTACATGTAAGTTCAACAGAAACCAATTCTGGCGCACATGAAGTAATTGGTTTTCGCATGTTCCAATTAAATGTTGTATTGTATGTTTCACCTGCTGACATTGGAGGTTGGGTAGCCAATGCACCTATACTAAATGCGCATAATTCACAACTATAACCACCTTCACAGCATAAGAAATTTACTGCTTTATATGGCGATACGCCACATGCTTGATTAACTGTAACATATTTTGTTGAACCAGTCAATGGTGTATAACATACAATACCCGACCTTGCTACACCAATATTTACACAAGCAGTAATTTGACTCAGTGCTCCTGTTGGTGAAGGAGTGCCATGATTTGATGGCAATGTTAAAATCCAAGGAACACTACATGTCACAGTATAACAATTCCATGAATCGCCAGTTATATAAACGCATTGTGTTGCTCCGCTATTAAGAACATTTAAAACAATTGGATTCACTTGAATGCTATAAGTTACTGCGCTGAGTACTCTATATTGCATTCCATACCAGCTTGCACTGCTTCCACCTGTTATTGCAATGCCACCACTATTAATTGTGGTTGCACTTGCAGTACCTAATTTAGTAAATAATCCCGGAATAATTGGTGTTGCCAATGTAGTTCCACTGTAAAGTTGTCCAAGTGCAAAATTTGGTCCGGACAATACAAATGCTTGATACGTATATGTGGTGTTTTCTAATAAACCATTTATCGACATACTGTAATTATCTACAGTCGGTGCACCAAGTTCTGATACGCATGACCACGGGTCTAATTGATTACACCTATACTGTACTCCATATGATGTAAGAAGATTGTAGTTTTGTATATTCATACCACCAGTATTAATAATACTACCGATTCCAGTCGTACCAGATATAGTATCAACATAGAATGTTGGTGGTATGGGTTGCGGTTGCTGTACTTGTTGATGAATCATAAACATACTGCCATCATCGCCCAAATATTGAACAATCGGCATATTTCTCATGTCAATTGTAGTAGAATTACCAGAGTAAAGATTTACACCCCTTTTATACATAAATTTTTGCTTGGTGAAGACCGTATTTCTAATCAATAAGCCACCCTGTCTTAATATAATTGTTGCAGACAGCAATTCATCAACAAATTTTTGAAAGAATGAATTGTATTTGCTCAAGAAAGGATATAAGTTTTCAAAAGTATAGCCGTTTGAGTGTAATGGGTCATTTTCGGGCAATAAACTTCTTTTAAGATACTGCATATAAACATTAAGCAATGCTGGATACCAGCCGCCCTTATAATCTGAAACAATTTTTCTTGTTCTTACGTTAATCAATTTTCTTTGAATTAATTCGATAAATTCGAGAAACGATAATTTACTTATATCACCTACGCCAAAAACATCACTTATAATTGGATTAAAATATGAACTTTGTGCCACAAGATAATATACGCTTATTACTGAACCATATCTAATACCGCTTGGCAAAAATACTTCGTATTTATTCAATACATTTATGTCATAATCTTTATATGGTTCTAATGCAATACCATCTACAAGTACCTTGATGTCAGATGCTTGATTTGCCCTATAATTCATTTTATAGACGTACTTGTTTGCTGAGACATTGAAATAAACTTTACCTGAGTTAAAGCTATCTACCCTTACAACTTCACTACGTGCATTTATTTCATTACTACCTAAGACATGAACATATGCCACTTGTATATTAGGTTCTGCTGCGAGATATGCAATAATTTCTGGATTCTGAATGATAATATTACTCTGACCGCTTATTGAATTATTTGGGTCAACAATATAGTCAGCAACAAATTGTGGTGTACCTTTTGTTAAGGCAATACCATTGATTGTTACCTGTACATCACCACGTGGATAACTTGGCAATGGAATTGTTGTTCCAATTAAATTCGGCTTGATTCTTGTTACAATATATTCAACAGTAATTCCAGTAACTGGATGGCTACCACCTGAATAAATAAATGTTGCTTGAATAACATCCCTTCGGTTTCCCAAATTTTGTGCATAATTACCGTTTAGTATAGTAAAGCTATTACCTGTAACACTATAATCTGCATGCGATAAATCATTATATATTGGACCAGTAGCACCGCTATATTCTGTCGGTGCATTTAATAAAATACCATTAAAACGAACTTCCAGAGTACCTTCGGTTTTATTATATGGTGTAGGAAGTGTAAATGTGTTTTGTGCACCAGTATAGCCTAAAGATACGTTAATATATGAATAAGGCAGAGTATATCCGCTTGAATTAGCGGGAAAATCTACCGTATTAATATAGTTATAAACATCATATTCAATACCCCTTGCAGTGTCAAGTGCAACATCAACTTCTTTGGTATTCAATACCAATTTACTGTCTTGCTGAACATACTGTGGAGTATCATAATGAATTCTTGTTGTTGCTCCCGTCTGTATCCAAGATTTTTTGTTATCAACGATTTGTGTAAGACTAAATCCTGCCTTACGAAAGTTATTCATGTATGCTTGTCCACTATCGGTGTCACCACTAATTTGAAAATAAAAAGTTGGTGATTCTATCGGTGCTTTGGGATATCCACTATTATCGTATGGCAGAGAATTATTTGGAAAATCTGCTGTGGTGAATGGTACTGTATTTGGATTGATTTTTCCTCCAACAGTATATACGTATTCGGTTATATTGATGAAAGGTTCTGGAATGCCAATAAGCAAAAAAATTGATTTTATTGCTTCTCTTGTGCCTTTTGATTTCCAGAAATAGTTTGCATTCATCAAAATTCTTCGCCAAAGTTCAATATTAACTTCACCAGGCATAAAATCTGTAGTCAAATCTCTCTCAACATTATTTATGCTCAAGAAGTTCTGAACTAATTCGTTTTCATTAACTAAACTAAAATAATTCCAACCAAATGTTCTTGCTAAATTGCTTACTAATTGGTCGGGTATGTTATTGAGTTTATTATATGTTACTGTGTTGATATTAACGAGAGAATCAATAAATTTTCTCAATTGGTCAAATTCCCAACCATATACCCTCAATAGTTTTGTCATTTTACCGTCTTCTGTAAGGTCATATATTTTAATTGAGGTAGGGGTTAAAAACCTTGCAATTAAATCTGTTTTTACTGAGTCATATTTACTGCCAATGGCAAGTAATGCTGTTAAGAAGTTCTGATATTCAGTATCGTTGATATCAATATTATATCCGTCACTTGTAGTCCATAACATGGTTGTAGTAGCATAACTAATACTACCGTCTTCCATAAGTGTTGGGTCATTTATTATAAATTGAAAACCGCTTGAAATTCCACCGACTCTTTGTGAAATAATATATTGCTCATAACTTGTTAATAATGACCTATATTCTTCGAAAATAAAACTGCTTGGCTTAATATGAAAACTAATTCTATTTGTACTACCAGTATTAAACCAAAATGGATTACCACGTGTTTTTATTGTAATATATGTAACGCCAGCAGTGTCACCCGTAAAACCAATTACAGGATATTCGGTATTTAGGTCATATGTTGACCATACTACATATTTATCATATGATAAATTTAAATTAGAAATTGCCATATCATTTGGCTCGCTCACGTTTCCTTGGTTGAAAACTAAGCCGAATGTATTTTGAACCACATTATATGAAGAAATTACTGTTGGTATTTGAATAGTGGTTATGTCTGTAGCGGAATTATAAATATAGCTATTAAAGGTCTGATTACCGCCAGGAACTGCATTAGTATTAACAAAAAGACTTCCGGGATAGCCTAAAATAATTTTTTGTACGGAAACTCTGAAAAATTCGTAAGTTGAACCGAATCTTACAAATGTATTTAAATTTGATTTGTCGAGATTTAGTGTTGCATTTGTTTGATAGTCATGTATTACGGAAGATTGTGTGTTATTGAGACCCATTGTTTCCAAAGTAACTGGACGAACAAAAGAACTTAAAGTATTTGTATAATTAATATATATTCTACCGCTAAAATTTGATGTAACAGTAAAACTACCAAATTGAAATATAGTTTCGGATGCTGTGTTATTAAAATTTATACCGTTTAAGTTCTGGTCGAGATTAGTACCTACTACTTTTACTTTTGCCACAATCTTTACATTTTACTATAAATACGATAATAAAAAAAATCCCAATCGTTTACATTGGGATTTTTTCGTATGATGATTTTATTTTTTACTGTTGAATATCAGCTATGACATTATTGAAATTCTGTGTTTGGTCTATGTTGGTCCTTACTTGTTTTACTTCAAATAATGGAACATCGCTAACATCATCCTTAATTTCAAATAAATTAAATTGGTCAGTAATTGCACCATTTGCATCATAATAAGTTAATATGCCCTTCTGAACGTCTTTAACCTGATTACCTGCAAGTATATTAGCAAGAGTATCTATAGTATTCTGAACCATATCAATTTCTATTACTATGGGCGAAAAGAAAGTATTTGATAATATGATTGTTTGCCCCGGATTACCAATAAATGGCAAAACATTTGGTTTAACATCTGATGAGCTGCTTGGAGTCAATTGTAAGAAAAGTAATGTACCTGAGTCATCAAAACGATATTGTATTGATTTTTGGTTTGTGTTTCCTACGTTTTGACTAATTGGAACTACCTTATTTGCAGTTGCCACATACCTTACAACATTTCTTAGTTTGGTTTGGGTACTGTCTTGATTTATATACTCTACTCTATATCCCTGCAAAGCATTATTTCCTTGTAATGGTGCAGGCAATGTTGTCAAGTCCAAAACAATTCCTTTAACGCTTGGAAGCGATGATAATACACTACAGTCAATAACCACCGTTGTATATATTTTTGGCTTAATGTAAATCGTGTAAATACCCAACTGATTAAAAATTGTTGCAGGTAATTTGAGATTATATAAACCTTCTAAAAGGTTTTCGCTATTGGCTATTTGCTCATTGATAGGAAGTGTATTATATGACAGAACTTCTGATGGTGTCAGAGGTAATACTGTAGTATTAAGAGTTTCCCTGTTGGGGGTAAAATTATAGTATATGCTAATATCATCGATACTAACATCTGCTGGGCGAACAACTCCAAAAGTTCCAATTGCCATTTTTTAAGTATTAATTATGTGTTATTAACTATATTAAAGAAATTACCGCCTGCATATGTCGTCAAATCAACTAAAGTTCGTATATATTCCAACCTATAATTTCCGTCAAATGCAGAAACTTCTTGTCTTACTATAAATACATCATTGTAAATTTTTGGATTACTGATGATGTTTTCTTTATTCATGTCTTTATATATTGGTTTGTTGATGAAATTCGGATTGCTTAAACCTTGACCTATAAACGTAAATGTTGTTCCCGATGTATATCCCGTGAAAGTATCAACATATCG